CCAACCCCAATTGGGACTGGACCAACAATCACAGTAACACCACCAGCAGCAGGTGCTAACTATACGTGTCATTTTGTTTATCCAATTTGTAATGTCGGGTGGGCGACTTGTAATGCTATTGGTGGTTTAGGTCCTGATACGGTTTTTGTGTCTCCTGGACTTCCTAACATACAAACAACAATATCAACATTTACAGAACCTCTTTGTTATTTAGATTGTGATGGTACCGCAACTGTTACACCAATAAATGGTGGTCCGATCTATAATTATTTATGGTCTGACGGGCAAACATCACAAACATCAACAAATTTATGTGCCGGCACTTATAATGTGGTGGTAACCGATAATAATGGGTGTACTGGTAATTCTTCTATCACAATAAACCAACCAACACAACTTTTATTTGATACTTTAATTGGGATTGATGTTACTTGTAATGAAAATGACGGATCTGTGATTATGGAAGGTGTTGGGGGAACACAACCTTACAATTATTTAATTGATAATGTAATATCAAACGATACTATCAACGGATTAAGTGGAGGAAACTATTTAATTACCATTCAAGACATTAATGGGTGTCAGGTAGATTCAAATATCTATTTAAATTTTCCAATACCGGTAACACCATCATTAATTCCGTTGGATACTGTTAATTGCATCCCTGGTGACTTCATATTTACCAATTTATCAACACCAATTGCCAATATTGTTAGTTCATACATACAATTTGGTGATAATACGGACACAACTATACTATTAAACAATGGTTTTACTCACATATATGACTCAGTTGGGGTGTGGGATATCACTATGTCGGTAACATCTGACTATGGGTGTGTATATACCCAAACTTTTACCAATATTGTTGAAACAAAACCATTACCTACCGCACAATTTAATATATCACCTAACCCAACAACGTTTTTTGAGGTTACGGTGATGGTACAGGATCAATCATATAGTAATATTGTTGATTGGTGGTGGTATGCACCTGATGCAACACCAACATTAAGTATAACTAACAACTCAACATTCACATTCCCCGAAGGTATTGTTGGTCAATACCCAATATACTTGGTTGTAACTGACAATCTTGGGTGTACAGACACAACATCAAGAATTTTAACCGTTTTAAGTGATGTATTATCATTTATACCGAACACATTTACACCTGATGGTGATGAACATAACCAAGATTGGGGTTTTAACTTTGATGGTATTGATGAAACAGGGTTTAGTTTATATGTTTTTAACCGTTGGGGTGAGATTGTTTGGGAAACTCACGACTCACACGAGAAATGGGACGGAACATATGGTGGAAAGATCGTTCCAGAAGGAATGTACGTGTGGAAATCAACGTTTGGTGTGGTTAATACTGATGAAAGACGAACAATAAACGGAATTGTAAACGTTATACGATGAGTATAGACATATTAATAGGAATATTGACACCCATTATTATTTTGGGATTTTACTTTATTAGGTCTCATAAATATAATAAAAAGTAAATAGTTTTTTTTAGGTTCTTAACATATTTATTATTATGAAATATCGTCTAAGAATAAAAATCACATTACTTATCGCGTCATTATTGATGATTGCTTATATGTGTGTTAAAATTGCGGTTCTTATTGGGTTACGAGAATCTACAGAAACTACACGATGGATAGAATTTTTCGGTGTTATTTCCCTCATTCCCATATCAATATTATTGATTAAAGATTTTATAAATTCCACTAAAGATACGGTATCTAAAGAATCGGTGGATAAGTTGGTGGAGTTAGAAAATTTTTTAGATTCTTCTTCCATCATATCTAAAGCCGACGCAAAAGGAAAGATCACATACGTTAATCAAAAATTTACCGAAATCTCAGGTTATTCATTAGAAGATGTTCTTGGTAAAGACCACAATATTGTAAATTCTGGAACACACCCAAAAGAGTTTTGGTCTGATATGTACAAAACCGTTGTTGTAGATAAAGGTCTTTGGAATGCCGTTTGTACCAATCGGGCAAAAGATGGAAGTCTTTATTATGTGGATACTTTTATTAAATGTAGTTTTGATGAAAATGGTAAATTATTAGAGTTTATGTCAATTCGTCAAGACTTGACTTCTTTAAAAAAGACTGAACAAGAAATATCAAATAGAATGAATGCAATTAATAGATCAAATGCTGTTATTGAATTTGATTTAGATGGTAACATAAGATATGCAAATGATTTATTCTTAAGTACTTTAGGTTATGATTCTCACGATGAACTTGTTGGAAAACATCATAGTATATTTGTTGAAGATGGGGTAAAAGACACTGAAGAATATTCAAACTTTTGGAAAACTTTAAAAGATGGTCAATTCTTTATGGGTGAAATCATTAGAAAGAAAAAAGACGGGACATTAATTTATCTTCAAGCGACATACAACCCTATTATAGGAACCGACGGGAAGACTTATAGAATAATGAAAATTGCCACTGACGTTACCCAAAGTATTAATCAACAAATGGAAATTGAAAAGAAAAATACCTATTTAGAACATGCCGCAAAGATATTAAGACACGATATGCATTCAGGTATCAACACATATATGCCAAGAGGATTAAGTTCTTTAGAAAGAAGATTAAGCCCTGAAGATATAAAAAATTTAAAAATAGAATCCCCACTTAGAATGATTAAAGAAGGATTAAAACATTCACAAAAAGTATATAAAGGTGTTTATGAATTTACTAACCTCGTAAAAAAAGACGTTGTGTTAAATAAATCTGAATGTAATTTAAAAAGTATACTTGAAGATTATCTATCATCTACCGCATATATTAGTCAAGTTATTATTGACGAGTTACCAACCGTAGAAGTAAATGAGCCGTTATTTTGTACTGCGGTTGACAACTTGATTAGAAACGGATTAAAGTATAACGATTCCGACACTAAGTTTGTTAAAATAACTTCAAATGAAAACTACGTTTATATTCAAGATAATGGTAGAGGGATTACCCAAGAAGATTTTGATTACCTATCAAAACCTTATACAAGAAAAGATGGTCAAAAAGAATCAGGAACAGGATTGGGGTTAAATATTTGCGTTGCAATTTTAGAAGAACATGGGTTTAAAATTAACTGTGAAAAAAATGAAATAGGAACAAAAATAAAAATAAAAATAAAATAAAAAAAAAAGAAAAAATGATTGATTCAATTTTATTGGTGGATGATGAGGATTTATTCCATTTAGTGTTTGAAGATGCTTGTTCATTACTTGACATAAGTTTGTCTTTAAATGCGTTAAATAGTTCCGACGAAGCTGCAAAACTATTTCAAAAATGGTTTAAAGATGGGGATGATACTGATAAACCCGAATGTGTGTTTGTTGATTTAAACATTATAGGTAGTTCTTTTGATGGTATAGAATTAATTAGAAAAATTAATTTTGAGTATGGTAATCACGTAGTTGTTGGTATCATATCATCAAGTAATGAACCTGAAGAACAATCAAAGGCAATACAAGCAGGTGCTCAGTTTTGGATTATTAAATCTGACGACATTGAACCACGTTTAGAAGAGTTCAGAAAAGATTACGACGGTTACAAAAATAGAACCTTACCTTTCAAAGTATATAAATGATAAAGTTAGATAAAAATAGTGAAGACAATTTAATTAAACTCTTTGAGTCCAAGAACGTTGGACTTGAGGGGAATGTTATAAAGTTGATTGAATCGGACAATGATTTGTTTAAAGACTATTTAAAAAAATGTACGGATAAAGATAAAGATTCTAGACGTAAACGATTAGAGATAACTAAAAAAATACAATTACAAAACAATGAATTATCTGATCTAAACGAACAGAATCAAAAAATGATGGAAGATCTTCAGTCCACACTAAAAGAGGCTGAAGAACAAAAGACACAAATAGAAAAACAGAATGGTGAGTTAATTGATTGGAGAGAAGAGAACGAAAAGATCCAACAAGAACTACAAAAGGAGATGATTAAATCTGAAAGTGCAAGAATACGTGCTGAAGAATCAAAGACAAATGCGTTAAATGACTTGGACATACTCCAAAAAAGAAATCAAACAGAACTTATATCGACAATTGTTAGAGTTGCACTTTATATAATTATTGGTGTTGGTATTGTAACGACGGGAGTGTACGTTTTTACCCTTGTTATGGGTAAGGATACTCAAGTTATTAGTGCAACTTGGTCTAATATCTTTGGAATACTTCTAACAAACGCTTTTTCTATAGTGGGAACCATTATGGGTATTAAATACGCAACAGAAAATAAACAATAAATAATAAAACAACTATGTTATTAAAATTAGGATCAAAAGGGGAGGAAGTTAAACAACTTCAAACCAAATTAGGACTAACATCAGATGGATCGTTTGGTCCTGGTACTGAAAAAGCAGTTAAAGAGTGGCAAACTAACAATGGATTAACCTCAGATGGTGTAATTGGAGATAAAAGTTGGTCTAAAATGTTTCCAACAACCGAATTAGTTACAGAAAGTGTTAGTGGAACACTAAATATTGATAAATTAAAAGGTCATATACCTGATTCTGTCCTTTTACAGATCCCAGACACCGCAAAAAAGTTTAATATCACAAATAATCTACGTTTGGCTCATTTTTTAGCTCAATGTAGTCACGAATCAGGTGGTTTTAAGGCGATTTCAGAGAATTTAAACTATTCTGCTGACGGTTTGAAGAAAATATTCGGTAAATACTTCCCAGGGAACTTAAATGAGTCCTACGCAAGACAACCTGAGAAGATTGCCGCTCGTGTTTATGGTGGAAGAATGGGAAATGGTGATGAATCTACTAAAGAAGGGTATAAATTCCGAGGAAGAGGGTTCATCCAACTGACTGGGAAGTCAAATTACGTCAATTTTACCAAATTTATAGGTGAAGATTGTGTTTCTAACCCCGATTTAGTGGCAAATAAATACCCATTAGCGTCTGCGGCGTTCTTTTTTGACTCAAATAAGTTGTGGAGTACCTGTGATCAGGGATCTAGCGATGAAATCGTCACAAAAGTAACAAAAAGAGTGAATGGGGGGACAATTGGACTTGTAGATCGTATAAAACACTTCAAAGAGTACTATAATCTACTAAAATAAGTTGATTATACCCATAATTACCTTTATTATTAGTAAAAACAGTAATTATGGTACTTGCAGTTGCATTATTCGTCTTTTCGGCGATATTATTAGTGGGTTTTATCGGTTTTTACCTTTGGTGGAAGAAATTTGGTAAAGAAATGTTCAATATGGTTAAAAATATGGGAAATTCAAGTAAATTACCCATAAAACCTATGAATATTGGGGATATAACCAAACAAATGGATGAATTTAAGAAATTATTCAACAAAAACAGGTAAAATTACCTAAAAACTAAGAATTTTAAGGTAAAAATGATAAAAAAACGTCATTTTTACCTTTTTTTTGTTATAAAAAGACATTTAATGGTGATTTATAACGTTTTTTTAGGTAAAAATACCATATAATTACCTTAATTTGGGGGTAAAATGTCCCAAATTAGACCTTTTTTATGGGTTTTTTTAACTTAGTTTCCACCTCATATGGTCCTGTAACTGTCTTTAAGTTGTCATATCTCCATACCTGAGTACAATCATCATACTCAAATACACGTTCAAACTTAACTTGATCCTTTATTTTAACATTATTCTTTCTCATAACACAAAGATACGAATAATAATTGATATAAAAAAACCCCACTTTCGGTGGGGTTTAATGTTGAAACCTTGTTTTTATGTTATTTAGAACTTTTCACCACAAGTTGGACAGAACTTATGACTTGTTTTCTTTCGTTTAGACCCACAATTGGTACAATAGGACACTAAATCCTTAACTTCGTATTTTTTTTGTGATTCTGGTAGTATTTTCCAGTATGATTTTGAAACTGTTATGTGTTCAAACTCTTTATTTACGGTTTTAAATGATTGGTTACTATTAGATCCTTTCTCAACACGACCTGTTTCCACACTTTTTAACTTCTTACTTCTTAGACTATTAAAACCATTTTCTTTGTTTGAACTTAAATTTGTTATTGTCGTTGTTTTATAGTTAACATCGGTTGAACCGATAGTTGTGTTAAAGTAAGTCCCATAAGTACTATGAAGACCACCTAAAGGGTTATAATTTAAATTTAATACCGGTATTGTTTCCATTTCATTATAAAACTCAATTTCCACATCACCATTCTCAGCAATTGCGTTTTGAGTTTCAACTGAACCATCTACGTGGTAAGTTTCAAATTTAAACTTACGAGGATCATCCAAGTACCTTTCTAAGAATACTCTTTCACCAGGACGAAGGACAATTCCCCCACCTGTGATATATGTTCCGTTTATTTTGACTTTTGATAGGACGGTTTTCCTTGATGGGTTATAAAGTTCAAGTTCGAACTCAGATCCGTCTTTTAGATAGACATTATGATCAAATTGTTTGATTCTTTGTCTGTTTTTAGTTACATATGCACATGGCATAAGGTTGTTTAATTGATACATTTTTCCTTATTTTATTTTTTATGTTTATTGATCTCCGATTCGTTGGTGTTAAACCAACTCAAATGTCATAAAGACACTCGGACCTCACTAACAAGGTTTCAAGTATAATTATATTATGGTTTTATTTTATGTAAATAATTCTCAAAATAAAAAATAACAGGAATACACTTTTCCTCAATTAAACCAAAATCTTTTGCCATCCTGTAATTATTATTATAATCATTTAATCTTCGTATCTGCAATTCAATTTCTTTTCTAAACATCTCAACACTAAATGTTGATTTCCACCGATTACAACGAGCACAAGATGGCATTAAATTCTCAAAATCATCAGTTCCTCGTTCAACACCCCATACTTCAAGAGTTGTAACTTTATCGTTCCGATATAATGGTTTGATGTGATCAACTTGCATTTGTTTAATGGTAATATCCTTACCACAATACCCGCAATGTCCACCACACTTATCGTAAACCTCCTGTCTGTTTATTTTTTTCTTCCCCATTTATAATATACCACTTCACCATTTATGTATTCCTTCCATCTTTTTTTCCAAGGACCTGATAATAGTATTGTACAACAACCATTACTTTTTGCAATTCTATGATATGAATCTCTTGGGAAATACTTAAAGAATTGAGTCCTCCTTTCAATATGGAACTCACCTGTCTTTTCATCATCCAAAATGTGTTCATCATATTCACCAAACAATTTAAACGACAATGCGTTAAATGCGTGGGTATGAAACCTATCTTGAGAATGATCTGATTTATGAAAATAAAAAAATATGATTGATCCCAACCATTTACACTCAAATACCACAAATTGAGTTACTTTCTGCTCACCAAACTCAAATCTATTGAGTCTTAAAAATGAAATATTATCCGTCTTTATCACGGAATATAATGGTAGGTAATTTATGTTAATAAGTCAAACAAAAAAAACCCACCTTTATGGGGTGGGATTATTTATGCTGATGTTGTTTTGTATCTTTTACATGAATCAAGTTTTAATCCTTTTGCGAATTTTTTAAGTGAACCCCATATTGTTTCCCAACTGATAGTATATTCACCACTTAAATCTTTATGAAGAGTTCTTTTATATTTGTTATTATATGCAATTAAAACGGCACCCATTTGTTGGGGTGTTTTTATTTGATTTAAAACTTTAATTAAATCATCAGTTATTCCAGCACCGGACATAGAAGTGTTAAGTCTTGTTACCCAACTCTGTATTGATTTATCTGTTTGACTTGGTTGTCCTGACAGTCCTCTTAATCTACTAAATAACTCTAACGTTAATTCTCCTGAAGTCTTCCTAACTTCACACAGGTCACCAGATAATGTTCCTCCTGGACCTACACCAATAACGTCTTGACCCGTTTCTGGCATAGCCTCAAGACCACCAAGAAACCCTTGTTCAACCATTACTCGTTTAACAATTCTTGTTAAATCCGATTCTGTTAATTTTATTACTCTTTTCATTAAAGATTATTATTATCGTTTAAAGTTCCTTAATACTTCATCCTTGGTTAGTGATCCAATGTTATTTTTTCTTCTATGATGTATTGCCTTTGAATTTCTTAATATGTTTTCCAAAACATCAACAACATCAGATGGGTTAATGTCCGAATATTTTTCATTAATTAAATCGTTAATATCGGAATATAAATTACCTTTTTGATCGTCTTGTTCTTTAATGACTTTTTTAATTATTCTATTTAAATCAGTTTCATTTAATTTTATTGTTCTTCCCATAAGTTATTTTATTTATAAATAGTGTGTAAAACGAAAAACCCCACCTTGTGAGTGGGGAATAGTTAATAAAACTAATAATGGGTTATTCTACAGGTGTTTTATCATCTGAACCGTGTTTTTTGTTGATAAACTTATCAACAGATCCGATAGCAAATGAACCTAAAACCAAAATTAAGAATGAGTTAAAAATAAACTCGTTAACTACTAATGGTTTTGCCAATGCCCCTGTAATAATGTCTGCAATTGCGAATATACACATCATTAAGAATGCAATAAATCCAACTACAGATTTTTCATTGATTGAGTTATTATCACAAAATAACTGATTAAAAAATTTTTTCATAATTGTCCTTTTTTAATAAATATCAAAAAAAACAACAAAAACTATTTACTTAATGATTTTTTAAATTATTATGTTCCGTTTTAACAATAAAAAAAGGGACAGTAGCGAATTGTCCCTTTTAAATGTTACCATAACGATAACGGTCCTAATTAAAAATCTTAAACCCCTTTTACAAGATTAATACATTGTTTTAAATATTCTTTAGATCTTGGAGATGGCGTATATTCATCGTCAGTTACTTGTAGATTAAGTATTTTCTCAATGTCTTTAACCAATTCAGTTCCGTGTTCGTTCTCTTTATATAACTCAATAATTTTATTCATAGACTTATGACATTCACCACTAGTCTCATCGTAATAATGTTTATTACGGAACTTATTTAAATGGTTCATCATTTCATATGCCAAATGTTCTCCACCATCCTTAACATCTTTGAATAGTCTGATGTTATTTAGGATACCTAAAGTATCTACAATTCCATTAACCCCTTTGTTTCTTTTTGAAACACCTGGTGAGTATTTTGTATAACCTTCTGAATCTCCAACAATCTCATCCAACGGGATAACATTCTCGGGCATACATCTTGGTTTAACTTCGCCCTTATTAACTTTAGATTTTTCATCTTCGCTAAGTATTCTACGTAATGTAGTCTTAATCGCTCTTTCTGTTATAAATTTTTTCATAATAAAAAACTTTTTAATATAAATACCGCATAAACAATAAGTTTTATAGTATTTATTAATATAAATATATGTGAGTATGGTTAATATTGAACAAATCGTTAGAAAAGTTTTAAATGAAACTTATAATCCCAAATCTATGGTGATTGTGGAGGATATTAAAACATCTAGTAATTTGGATTACCACATTAAAAATAATTTAACAATTTCCGAAAATATCTTTAGACCATATTCGGATAGTTACTTTAATTTAGTTTGTGAGGTCAGAGAATTATATAATAACGGATCCATTGATTTACCTAAGAATGATTTATGGTTAATTGAAACGGATCTTGGTAATGTCGTTAAATTAACGAATGGGGAATATGTTTCATTGGATTGTCCTTATTTGATTGAGGATGATGAATTGTTATCTGAAGCTGAATATCAAGGTAAGAAGGTGAAGGTTGGTTATCCAATGAGAGATTCTGGAGGAAAGAAGAAATATAAGGTTTATGTTAAAAATCCAAGTACTGGAAATATTAAAAAAATCACATTTGGTGATGTACACGGGGGTTTAACCGCCAAGGTATCCAATCCTAAGGCAAGAAAAAGTTTTGCTGCTAGACATAAGTGTAAAGATAAAAAAGATAGGACTAAAGCTGGTTATTGGGCTTGTCGCATAAATAGGTATGGTCACCTGTGGGGTGGTAAAACATATGGTGGATACTGGTAATTATGGTATTAAATAAAAAAGTGGTGGATGTGTTAGAATCCACAATAAGGAAATTTATTAATGGTTATGATCCATATGTTGAAGATGGGTTTATTGGGATTGATCCATACATTCTTTGGAACAACTACCATAAAAGATATGGGATAAACTTATTCTATATTTTTGACGACCAACCAACGGATAAAGTAGTTAACGAATCGTTACAACACGGTTATGATTTAATTGATGCGATAAAAATGTTAATACCTTTTACTAAAAAAATGGGTTATGATGTTTTTGTGAAAACAAAAGAACAATATAAAAAATATGTTAACGAATTAATACCTAAAATTAAATCATTAATTCCTGAACAAAGAATGAGAATTAACGAAGAGAAATATACCGAAGAATATTTAGATAAAACTGAGAAAATGATTAATAGATTTATATCTAAATACAGACCATTTTCTGATGATAATTTTATTGGATACAGAGCAATTATTGGTCAAGAAATATATTCTGATTTTTTAATGGTTAAATTAACAGGGGTGTTTGAAAATCCATTTAGTAGAGACTCTTCAGATACTGCAAATCATAATACAATAAAATTAATTAGACTTTTAAGAGATACATTTCCCTTTTTAAAAGGTGCAAGTATTAATGGAGGAAGCACCTCTACTAACGATTCATATCTTAATAATATTAAATATGAAAAACGATGGTTAGGTAGAAAAATTGATGAGTCCGTATCACCATACAAACAAACAATAAAAGACGGAATAAAAACACGTAAATTTGATCAGAACATTGACGAACACGAACTTAAATGGCATCGTGATGAAAGTGATCGTGTGGTTAAAGTTGTTAAGGGTAATGGGTGGAAATTCCAAATGGATAATGAATTACCAATAACATTAAAAGAAGGGGACAGAATAACCATCCCCTCTGAAACATATCATAGAGTGATTAGGGGTACAGGTGATTTAATTATAAAGATCAAAGAACTTTAATTATTTCACAATAACATAATCAACGGACAAAAGGGATTTTAACTTGGAAGGGTTACCTCCACCATAAGAGATTGCACTTTGTAACGATTCCTCAATAGATTTTAATTTAACAAATATTGATTCTTGTTTAAATGGGACTAATTTCTTAATTCCCTCAACTCTTTCATTTTTTCCTGTTTGTTCTGATGATGCTGATCCCCAAAATGTTTTATACCAAACATTACCAACTTGTTTTAATTTTCCTGGAGATTCTTCATATCCGGCAAACATTCCACCAACCATAACCATATCGGCACCCAAAACCAAACTTTTAACAATGTCCGAATGTTCTTTAATTGACCCATCGGCAATAATTGGTTTTTTTGCAACCTCACAACAATCTTTAATCATATTTGCTTGCCACCCACGATTACCAAATCCAGTTGAATGATATGTTGTACAGGCAGATCCTCCACCAATACCACATTTAACTGAATCACAACCCCATTTCTCAAGATCAATTACACCTTCAGGTGTTGATACATTACCACCAATGATAAACGTATTCATCATTTTCTTTCTAAGGTGGGTAACCATTTTTTTCATTTTTATTGAATGTCCGTGAGCAATATCAATTGTAATAAAATCGGGGAATAAATTCTTGGATATTAGTTCGTCTATCAAAGTATAAGAGTCTTCATTAACTCCTATTGAGATGGAAGTCATTAATCCCATTTCCTTCATTACCGTAACAAATTCAACCACATCAGTTCCAAATCTATGTAAGATATAGAAATACCCTTCTCTAACTAGTTTTATTGCCAATGAGGTATCAATAATACTTTCCATATTTGCAGGGACCACAGGTAGTTTAAATTTAAATCCACCAAATTTTGTTGTAACGTCACATTCGGATCTGGATTCAACTACACTATATTTAGGGATTAATGTTATATCCTCAAAATCAAATTTTTTCTTCATTACTTTCTTTTATTAATTTATTTATTCTATTTTTTCCTTTTTCTCCAATTGGGATTGGATTACCATCCTCATCTATTTGAACAAATTTAATGTTTGTTTTTAAAACAACAACTTGATTTCCGGTATATACATT